GACTGATACCCAGTGGTATCAATCCAACCCGTTGTCGTGCCGCCAACGCTGTTCGCGGTGCCAACGAACGTCTTGCCATCCGTGAGCTGCAGGCCGCCGTCCGTGCCCACCCTGGCCCGCTGCACGGCGCCCGTAGGATCCACGCCTCCGATCACCGCCGGAACGCCCTGATCGAGCTGCACTGGGTCGCGTAGGGTGACCTGCAGCGCCGGGCCGGCTGGATTAGTGGGGTCAGGGATGGCGTCCTGCTGCAGGACCATCCCTGCCAGGGTGCTGTCAGCAAAGTCAAAGCTCTCGCGGGCTGCCGACAGCAGCCCCCCATCGGCCACCGGAACTCGGTCGCCCTGGAGGTTCGGAGTCTTGGCGTTGAGGCTTGCCAAGGTGGCCTCAGAGGCACCCAGCGCAGGGATTCGACTCAACAGGGATGTCCAGTTCTGCAGGCTGCGCTTGATCAGGGCTACAACGCTGAAGCCTCCGCTATCTGAAGCAGCCGGAGCGTCGTTCAGGTTGCCCAGATCGGCGTCAATACTGCTCAGGCTGGCATTCCCGGTCGCTTGGTTCGCTGCCGTGGCCGCCCCGGTAGGCAGCATGCCCTGACTGGCGCCAGCATCGTCGACGAGCACCTGCAGGCTGTCCCCGGCGCTCATGGTGCTGGTGTCGACATCAAGCAGCAGGGTTGTCTGCCCGCTGGCGGTGCTCACCGTCCCGCCCTTGCTGGGCTTGTTGAACTGGTACAGCACGACGCCCTGAGCGACGTTCGTCACCAGCAGGAACTGCTCAAGGGCGTAGGTGCCGGGCACCACGATCGTGCCGGCGCCGGCTACTCCAGGCGTAAACGTGTAGCTGGTGAGGAGTTGTTTGGCCATCAGCTCAGCGCAATCCCGACTGCAAGTCCATCATCGTCCTGACCGTCGACCCATGTGCCATTCTCGCGCACCAGGACGTCACCGTCCTGCGCATCAGTGACATCCACGTCTGCCAGATCGGACAGGCCAAATTCGCGAGGCTGACTACCAGGCGCAACCGCATCCGGCGCGAGCTTCGTCAGCATCAGTTCAGTGAAGGCTCCGTCATCCACCTTCATCGCTTCGCGCACCTGATAATTCACGCCATCGACGGTGATTCCATCACCGTAGAGAAGGTGCCCGAGCTGTGATGTTTTGACGGTCAGCCTGTAGTCCGTCGTGAGCACCATGCCATCAGCAATGACCTGGGACGGCATGTCGAGAATGCCGCTCGCCGTCACTGCGCCGCTCGTGCAGGTGACGCCGAAGTCCGTCAGGAACAGGTCGAGGTCTTCGCTCAGTGCCACGTTGGTTCCAAGAGAAAGGCGTCCCCCACCCAAGCGAGCAGGGAACGCTGGTCAGGTCGGGATCAGCCGTACTTCTTCACGCCCACGGCATTCACCGAGAAGGTGAAGGAGGGAGTGGTGCCGCCCAGGGTGTAGACGATCCGAATCCAGCGACGGGCCTCGTCCTTGGAGATGGTGATGGCCTGCTGGGAAGCGGTGCCGGTCACCTGGGTGAAGGTGGCGCCAGTGATGTCGCTGTAGGTGCCGCCGGAGGTGTCGGACGACTGCAGTTTGATGTCCAGGGTCGGGGTGGTGCCGGTGCCGGCAGCCGAGTCCAGGACCATGAACAGGTCACCGTCCAGTGCCTGGACGTCGATGCCGGTGCCGTTACCGGTGGCGGTACGGGCGGCGGTGGGGTGGAAAGCGGTCAGCTGGAGCTTGTCCAGTGCCTGGCGAAGGATGGTCATGATTCAGCCTCGGAGGTGGAGGTGGGCTTGCGGGGGCGCTTGGGAGCTTCAGGCTCCGGCTGCGGTTCAGGCTCGGGCTCGGGCTCAGGGACAGCCTGAGCCTTGTTCATGCGAATCAGCAGGTTGGCGACAGCCGGGGTGACCTCTACAAAGGAGCCGGCCTCAACCGGCTCCCCAGAGATCATGACCGAGCCGAGGATCTCGATCTTCGTCATGATCAAGTCCCGAAGGTGAAGGCGCCGGGCTGCTTGATGGCGAAGTCAACGTCCTGCAGGGCGATGATCCGCACGGTGCCAGCGGTGGAGCCGGCGTAGGGATCCACGGTGAGATCCAGGCCGGACCACATGCCCATCACGAACTGCGAGAAGTCGCCGAACAGGCAGTCATTGGTGCCGAGCTGGTTGGAGACGATCACCGGGTAGCCGTTGATCTCGTTGTCCTGGAAGACGAACTGGCCGGTCGAGGTGGCCGACTTCTCCGTGCTCTTCAGGGCGCCGCGAGCGTTGGCGTTGACGATGTAGCGCATGGCGCCAGCGTCAGCGTTGGCCACCGCGACCTTCGTTTCCATGCCGATGTACTCAGCGAAGGTTCCGTAGGTGGTGATGGTCTGGCTGCCGATGCCGGTGGTGTTCACCAGGCCGAGCGGCTGGTTGGTGCTGCCGGTGCCGTAGACGGCGGCGCGGTCAAGCTCCAGGCCGATCACGCGAGCAAGGTCGGAGCGAATCATCGCCTCGACATCGATGCTGGTCTGCAGCAGCAGGCGGCGGCTGTAGTCAACGAAGGCACCCACGGTCTTGGGCGTCATGTTGATCTGATCGATCGCCTGCTGGCTTTCGGTGGGCGAGGAATTTTCCCCGACCCAGTATGCGGTCGCCGCCGACGTTTGCCTCGGGATCGCAATGTTGCCCTGGAGCCCGCTCAGCATGGTGATGCCGGCCTGCAGCATCGCCATGCGGTTGCGCAGGAGGTCGACGAAGCTGCCGCTCAGCAGTTCGGTGCCGACGATGTTGCCGCCAGCGGTGGAGGTGCCGACGACGAGGTCACGGCGGAGCACTTCGTTGGGCACCACGATGCCGTTGCTTGAGCGCTCGTACCGCTTGGCAGCGGCTTCGCCCACCTCGATCTCGAATGCGGCAGCCCGGCGGGCCTTGGCGTCGGAGGGATTGACGAGGTAGTTGAGGGCGCGGACGAAGGAGAACGAGCGGGTTTCCTTGTCGGAGAGGCCAAGATCGTTGGCAGTCTCGTCGGCGATGCGATGTTCCACGTTGGTCGTGCGGGATTCCATTTTGTCCAGCACAGCGGTGCGGGCTTCGTCCACGGACCGACCACCGTCGATCAGTTCGCGGGCGAGATCCTGCATACCGTGCTTCTCACCGATAGCGGTGATGGTGGCGATACGGGTGCGCTCGGCCTCGACGGCCTTGGACCGGATCACCTCCACGTCAGGGGTGGTGTTCTCCATGTGAACCTCTGGTTCTTGAGGGGTTGGTGATGCGGCTGGGGCCGCAGAGTCGGTCGACAGCGACCGGCCGATTCCGATAGTGGGATCAGCCGCGATGCTACAGACCGAGACTTCGTAGGGCGTCCATTCGGTCGCCACGAAGCTGTCGCCTCGCTCCTCCATCTTGTTGATGGAGTAGCCAAAGCTGATGCCGCGAAGGACGCTGTCCTTCACATCAGCCATGACCTCTTGAGCGAAGGAGTTGCGAGAGAAGCGCACCTTGCAGTAGCCGCGCTTCTTGGCAGTGTCGACCCACGCCCTCTCCACAACACCCACGACCTTGTCAGGGTCATGATTGAAGAGGAGGGGCGCCCCATCGTTGAGACGGGACAGATCGGCGGCCTTCTGCTCGTGGCTCAGCACTTCGTTTCCGAAGTACCGAGCTACAGCGTACTCAGAGCTGAACGGGAACTCGAAAGTTCGATCCTCCACCTCCGAAAACGAAGTGACTTCAGTGCGCTGGTACTTGCCCTCAAGAGAGCGCTGCTCCGCAGCTTCTTCGGCGTCGGTCTCCGCCTCGGGATCGTCGCCCTGCAGGGTCTCCATGGTGTCTTCCACCACTTCCATCATGTGCTCGGCCACAATCTGAGCAATAGCGTCACCGACGACGGACACCTGCTCTTCGGTCAGGCCCGCCAGCGCACGTTCCTCTTCGGGCGCCTCAAATTGCTCCTTGACTTCGTCCATCAGTTAAGCGGCCCTTCCAGGTGCTCGGATTGAACTGTCTCAACTGTAGTCGCTTTCTTGCGACGCACGCCCTTGCTGCGTGATGGGGGAGGGTTGGTATCTGCTGGTGGCGTCGTTTCGGTCGGCGGCGGCACAGCTTCCGTCACCAGGATGACACCCAGGTCAGCGGCCATCTGCTGCTCAAGGGCTTTCTGCTGGAGATTCTCCTCAAGGTCGGTGCCGATCTGAGCGCAGATCTGGGACTTGGTGTAGTACCCGCGATCCTCCATCAGGGCGAACGCTTGCGCTTCCTTCAGCGGATCGACCCAGCTCCAGCCGCGTGCGAGCCACTTTGGGTTGTCGTAGCGCTCGGGGCGCAGTTCGTAGTCGGGGAAGCTCAGCTCGCCGCTCAGCACGGCCAGATCAAGCCACTCGCGGAATACCCGCGTGTGGAAATTCTCGATCATGTAGGACTGGATCACCTTCCAGTGATCGCGATCTTCAAGCAGGCTCAAGCGGCTTGATGAATAGTTCGTTTCCGAGAAATCACGACTCAGGGTTTCATAGGAGCAACCGAAGCCGCTCGCGAAACGCCTCGTTTTTGCACGCACAAAACTTTCGTACTGTGCATCTGGGGAACGCAAGTCTGGAACTTGAACATTCTGGCCAGCATCGAGGTACTTAAAGACCCCAGGTTCAAACTCTGTGATTCGCTGATTTTCTTCGACGTCATCTCCATCCAGTTCGCCCTCTGGTGAAGTGATGAACCCCATCAGCGAGGCGGTCGACCTGGCGCGGATCACAGCCGCCTCTTCGT